TTCACCTGATAGTATTTATCAGGGGTTTGAGAAACTGTGCTCCAGAATAATTCTGTAGAAGTGGTCTCTCATTGTAAATAGATCCTCTTGTTCTGAAGGATCTCCACCTGACCATTTATCTACAGCTTGCTTCAGACCTGTATGTACTATACGAATTGCCTCAATAGGCAGTTCCAACCTGTAATACTGTGATTCGTCTTCCATTAGCCTAAACCTGATGTGAAACGCATGAATTCTATGGAGTTTTTTATTTGATAGGTTCTATTAGTTATCTGTTTAAGGATCTCTTCCAAATAAGATAACATTGTTTCATAGTAATCAATCTTCAATGAAACTCCTGAGAGTTTCTCATCTGCATCCAGATATTTCTGCATAGTCTCCTTATCCCTAATTTTTTTAGGGAATGGATTCTCCACGTAAACATCAGGATCTGCTTTTCCAGCAAAGTACTCATATCTTTCGTGTCTTATGTTTTTTCTTTGTTGCTCTGCTTTCTTTCTAAGCAGGTATATGTTATTGTAAATTTCATAATATTTGGAGTGTAAGACTGGAATGTTTAATGACTCAGCATGTAAATTGTCTGGGTCCATTTTTGCATCCTTTTCCCACATCTCCTGAATTTTATCAAGAGTGATCATACAAATCCACTACCTTTAACTATAGTATAGTTCAAATATTTGAATGAGACTTCTGCAGTGAAGTACTCTGTATCTGGTAGTGTAGCATCAAAATTGATTGTGCTCAAGCTGTAGGGGAACAAATCCTGGAACTTTACTTTGAAATTCTCATTCTGCATGGCATCAAGAATGGTAAGAGTGCCATCAGAATATAAATTCATTGTTCCTGTATTTCCATCTCTTGCAGTTCCAGTTGTTTCATCCTGCAAGTCATAAATTTCTTCTAAACTTTCAGGAAATCCAAGACCCCTTATCCAGTTTTGTATTTCTTGATAGTTCTGAAGGTCCTCATCTACTAGGAATCTTAGTGTAAGATCTTCAAAATCTATGATTTCTCCTGGCAGTTCAATATCCTTAAGACCAGGTGTTGTTTGTATTGTGGTTCTCAATTGGATACCAGGAATGTTTACAGAGTTTCCAAAGAATGTTACCTTTGGTGCTCTTGCAACTTGGAATCTGAAACCTTGAGGTTGCAGAAAATTCCTGTTCTGAAGATCATTCTTTGTCAGACTAGCAACAGTGCTTCTTGTTGCTTGTCTTGTTCTTATTTCTGATCTCGTAGCCATAATGTTTTTGACTATTTATCCTTTATAATGAAAAAGGCACCCCATAGGGGTGCCTGTAATCCCAGATATGGGGAAGAATCACATGAGGTTCTTGACCAGGACTCTTCTGTAGTATCTGTTGCTGTTGATTCTGAGTCTACCCAGACCAGCAGTTGTGCCTTCAGCGAAGGGGTTAGCAACCAGACCATATCTGGTCTTGAAGCCAATCTTGGGCTGGAAGGTGTTCTCTCCAACTGCACGTACCATCTGCAGAGGTACATATGGGCAGTAGAACAGACCTGCATCATAAGGGGAGGAACCCTTATAACCAACAACATAGTACTGGTTACCAGAGTTGCTAGCAGAGTTGTTAGCAGCCAGGTTAGCAGAATATGGGTCAATGTAAACTCTGAACTTACCATTGATGGTTCCAGCAAAGGTGTTGCCAGTGTCATCAACATTCAGGTTTGCATTCAGGGCAGGGGTATAATCCAGGATACCAGCCATGGTCAGTGCAGATGCTACATCAGCAGAGCACATGACAATGTTGCCCTTTCCTCTTCTTGTTCTTTGAGCGATTGCATTAGCATCTCTCTCAATTTGGAACAGAAGACCCTTGAACTTCTCAACAGACCATCTACCATTGGAGTCAACATCCAGGTCAAACTGACCAGCAGTTGCTACGTTGGAGACAGCACCTTGCTCAGCAGACTTGTAGATAGTTCTGATAACTTCTCTGTTGATCTCAGCAAGGATCTCAGTGGAGAGAATGTTAGCAAGTTCTGCTTCAGCATTCAGACCATGAATTGCCTTCAGGTCTTGTGCCAGTTCCAAGGAGTACTCAGCTTTGAGTGCTCTGGACTTAGCAGTTACAGTGACTTTCTCAATTGAGAAGGCCATCTCATTGAACTGATTGCCTGTGCCATTGCCCAGGTTCTCAGCATCACCAGTTGCCATACCCTGACCAACGGTGTAGCCTTCAGAAGAGGCAGTACCAACAGGGTTGAGGATGGAGGGGTTGTCATCAGACTGGACAGTTGTACCCAGACCAACAGCAACATCAGCCATGCCACCAGTCAGGTTGAATCCATCATCCTGACCAGAGAATGCTGAATCTGGCTCATTGTAGAATGCTTCAGTACCTGACTGATCAGTGTATCTGGAGCGCATTGCAAAGATCAGTCCAGTAGGACCAGACATTGGCTGAACACCAGCCAGATCATATGCAACCAGGTTAGGCATTGCACGTCTGATCAGAGAGATCAGAACAGGGTCAAAACCAGCAACAGGACCAACAGCGGCGGCATTAGCACCAAAGCCAGCTGTGGTAGCAGGGTTGCCAGTTGGTTGACCAGCAGCATTGCCAGCCATTGTAGGTGTTTCCATCAGGTTGATACCCTGAGAGAAAGCAGCCTCTTCTCTTAAAAACTTTTCTTGGTTTTCCAGCAGGACAGCAGTAACAGCTCTTCTGTGTGAATCCTTGATTCCATCAAGACCTTCATAGTCCAGGAGAGGTGCCCACTTTTCCTGCAGATGCTCAGATTGGAACATTTGCGTTTACCTAAAGGGGATTGTTTACAGTTTGAATTAATGTTAAATTCAGTTTTGCTTGAAAGCACCCAGAGATCTCAGATAGGTCTCCATGGTGGTTGAAGTAGCAGCAGTAGTGCTATCTACACCCTCAGAGAGAGTCTGAGTTGGGGATGCCTTAGCAGCTGGGGTTGATCTGGAGAAGTATGACTCCTTCAGAGTCTCCAACTTTTCACGATATTCTTCTTCACTTTCAAACTCTACACTTTCAGCAAGTGAGGCGAGCTTCTCCTTCTGGGTCTCAGCAAGACCTGAGGAAACTTGAGTCAGAACGTCTTGAGCAGAGGACTCAGCGAGTCTCTTGTTCAGACCAATGTTCTTATCAATTTGCTCATTGAGCTTGGTCTCCATGTCATCAAGTTTTTCTACCATGCTTTCCAGCACATCATATTTATCTTCAGGGATGGTTACATAATGTTCTTCAAAAAGATTCTTCATGCCTGAGAGGAAACTCTCAGTCATTTCAGATTTAATTCCATGTTCTACAGCCAACTCATTCTCAGTCATCCACTCTTCGCAGACATACTCAAGATATGAGTCAACTCTTTCAACCAGAGAGGTCTTAAGTTCTTCCTTAGCCTCTTCCAGTTGAGTGGCATATTGTGTTTCCAGGGCTTCCTGGATTTCTTTTACTTTTGAATTCAGAGCAGCTTCAAAGACAACCTTTGCTTTCTCTCTGAACTCCTCAGAGAGTTCTTCACCACCAAGGAGAGCATTGACATCTTCATCCATGTCATATGCTTCTTCAGTTGTTTCTTCTGATTCAGCAACTACTTCTTCAGTAGAAACTTCTTCTTCTGCTACAACTTCCTCAGTTGTTTCTGTTTCTTCTTTAGACATTTTTTGCATTGGGTCAGCTTTCTTGGCACCCTTATTGACTACATCAGCAACAGTCTTGATCTTGGGTTCTCTGAGTTTAGCAGAATCATCATCTGCCTTATAGTTCTCAGGGGTAGGACCACCAAGGTCCTCATAAGTTCCTGATCCTGATGAATCCATTGGGTCCCCTGCCTTAGCACCAGAGTTTACCGCAGTTTTGGATTGCTGTGTCTTTACTTCCATTTCTTGTAGATCTCCACGAGACATTTGTAACTCTCCGATTGCCTGTTTTAAACTATATTTATTTATAAATTAAAACCTTTTATATCAAAGGTTATTGAGAAAGTCATTGAACAAGTCCAACTTTTTCTCATCCAGTTGTTTCTGATCAACTAAAGTATTGATCTCTCTGTATGTTTTGGCAGCAAGTTGTTCTCTAAGAACACCACCATCCCATACCCACTCTTTACCTTCCATGATGCCTTCAACAAAAGCATCAGGAGCAGAAGGATCAGCAACAATGTCAGCAGCAGTTGCCAACATGAAGTCATCACCTACAATGTTTACTCCTTCTCTGGTTGGTTTGAGTGAACCAATACCTCTGGATGAAACACCCAGTTTCACTCCCTCATCAATGAGGGATTGTGCAATCTTACCCATTGGTGTGCTCAGGAGTTTAGCCTTACCAATGAAGTTTGAACCACTCTCTTTAAGTGATACAAT